TATGGTGAAGCAAAAGAATTAGACTTTGGAGGATGGATCGTTGTTGATAAATCTTCCGGAGAAATTAAGTTTGTACAAGCACCATCAGATCAAGCAGAGGATCGTGCGGAGTATTTGACCAAAGCTCACAATGTAGTGGAAGCTCTCATGTCAAACTTCAAATATAAAAAGCCGCCGATGGAGCCCGAAGACGAGTATTACACGGTGCGGGGCGAAAAGATTTACACAGGAAACAAGCTACTTAACAAAAGTTGTACCTTCTGTGGGTATCGTAAGCACTGCTGGCCAAAAGCTGTACAGCATGAAAAGGTCACATCAAAGGCCCGGACAAAGCCGCAAGCTTGGTATCACACGTTAAAGGTAAAAGAGTTATAGATGCCAATACTAATGACCAAAAGAGTAGAGCGACAAGCTCTGTATTTAAATGAGAGTGCGTATGCTGTTTACATTGAGGCACATGATAAGTCCGGCGGTGACCCGTGGACTCGGTGGGCTAGAAATTTTCAGAGGTGTCTGCCTATAACGATGTGGCAACACTTTGGTCAGCCATTGTCCCACGAGACATGGGAGCGAGATGGTAAAGTCAACACTGATGAAGTTCTCGCAATCGCGCACATTATTAAAGCCGGACGTGTTGTTCTGTTTCCGGGGGACGAGTACACGATTGCTCTTGAAAAGCTTGAGGCAACTTCGCCCAAGCTATACCACAGATTAACCAACTCTTTACAATCATTGGTAAACTTATGAGTAAACCGCAACGGCATAAGTTTCGTTCTGACTATGAATTACAGGTTGCAAAGTTCTTAGCTGAAAGAAGGGTAAAGTTTGATTACGAGAAGATAAAGATTACGTATCAACCTAAACCAAAAACCTATGTGCCCGATTTCTACTTACCCGCACAAGATATTTACGTCGAAGCAAAGGGATTCTTTTCGCCGGCAGACAGACAGAAGATGCTTCTAGTGACAAATCAAAACCCAGAGCTTGACATTCGTATGCTTTTCTTGAGAGCATCAAACAAGCTTAACCGGTCTAGTAAGACGACGTATGGCTCATGGTGTGACCGGCACGGCATCTTATGGGCAGACAATATGATCCCATTAGAATGGTTGGAGAAAACCGTATGACAGATTTAATACTAGATGAAGAGAAGATCGCCGCTCTTGAAATGGCGGGCTGTCTTAAAAACCGATACTACATAGTGCTGGAGCCACTGCAAGATGAAGCTGGAGACGAGGATGGCTTTGCTATCCGTGCATATGCAACTCACCCTACTCACAATGAAATTGAAGGTGAAAAGGTGGTTAACCCAACGTATGTTGTTCTTCAAGGTTTACTTGGGGCAGTTCACGAAGACTTCGAGAATCTCTACGACATGGGATTGGAAAGGGTTACGCTGGAGACACTCGGTGAAATCGTCCCGGAAGAAGACTTAAAGCCCGAGCATAAAGAGCGTATTAAAGGTATGGAAGGTAACGTTATTCAGGCAGATTTTGGTAATATACTGCAATGAGTGACCCGATAAATCCTGAGCACTACAAAGCAGATACGCTTGAAGCTATCGAAGTTATGCGGGCATTTTGTTCTGACGAAGAATTTACTGGACATTTACGTTGCACTGCAATAAAATATTTATTGCGGTTGCACAAAAAAGATACCCCACGTATTAATGCTGAGAAATGCAAGTGGTATGTGGAACGTTTAATAAAGGAACTGCAATAAGATGGAAGCAATGTACTGTGGCAAGGTTGCCATTGACTATGACCGTGACGAACAATTCTCAGGCCAAGCCTTAAAACTTCTTACGGATTATTACATGCTTCCATATGAGTCCAGCCCACAAGAGGCTTTTGCTCGTGCGGCTCTTGCTTATTGTGGAGGCGATTATGCTCTTGCTCAACGTATCTATGACTATTCTAGCAAGCGTTGGTTTATGTTTGCTTCTCCGGTATTGTCTAATGCACCCTTCGAAGGAGAAGGATGTACAGGTCTACCGATTAGTTGTTTTCTCACTTATGTTGGTGATACTCTGGACTCCCTTATTGCTCACAATGCTGAAACTGCATGGCTATCTGTCAAAGGAGGTGGAGTCGGTGGTCACTGGTCTGATGTACGAGGTATAAGTGACAAGGCCCCCGGCCCTATTCCTTTTATGAAAGTCGTTGATTCTGGCATGACAGCTTGGAAGCAGGGACGCACACGCAAAGGTTCCTACGCCGCATACCTCGACGTGTCTCACCCAGACATTGTTGAGTTTATTAACTTCAAAGTACCAACGGGCGGCGACATTAACAGGAAATGTTTCAACCTGTTCAACGCTGTTAACATCACCGACGAATTTATGGAGGCGGTAGAAAATGGAACAGAATGGCAATTACGAGACCCTAATGACAAATCTGTCAGAGATTCAATCCCAGCTAGAAGCTTATGGGAAAGAATACTTGAAGCTCGGTTCAGAACTGGGTCACCTTACTTACACTTCATCGACGAATCCAATAGACGGTTACCAGATTCTCAACAAGCACTTGGACTCTCAGTTAAAGGGTCTAACCTATGCTCTGAAATCACTCTCCCTACATCTGAAAAACGTACGGCAGTATGCTGTCTCTCCAGCGTCAACCTCGAAAAGTACGACGAGTGGAAAGAATCAGGAATGGTTGGAGACTTGGTACGATTCTTGGACAACGTGCTTGAATTCTTTATTGAAAATGCACCAAGAGAGCTTTCAAAAGCTGTATACTCAGCTAAACGAGAGAGATCAATTGGCTTAGGAGCAATGGGTTGGCATGGGTACTTGCAAGCAAATAATATCCCGTGGGAAAGTCTTTCTGCAAAGTTTGCGAACCAACGTATCTTTGCCGACATCAAAGCACAAGCTGATGCGGAGAGTGTGCGTCTCGGGGCGGAGAAAGGTGAGGCACCTGACATGCGAGGCACAGGACGTCGTAACGCTCACCTTCTCGCTATCGCTCCAAATGCTAACTCTTCTATTATCTGTGGGTGTTCTGCTAGTGTGGAGCCTATTAAGTCTAATGCTTATACCCATCGCACTCGTGCAGGGGCTCATCTCGTCAAGAATCCAAAACTCGAGGAGGTCCTAAATGAAAAAGGGCACAATACTAGCGCCGTCTGGAAAAAAATTGTTTCTTCTCAAGGCTCAGTTCAGCATCTGGAGTTCTTGTCGGATGATGAGAAAGACGTGTTTAAAACTGCGTATGAAATTGATCAAGGGTGGGTTGTTGAACACGCCGCTGATCGACAGCAGTACATCTGTCAAGCCCAGAGTGTCAACCTGTTCTTTCCAGCAGGCTCTCCTGCGTCGTACGTTAACTCCGTCCACATTCGGGCGTGGAAATCAAAACTTAAGTCGCTCTACTATCTCCGGACAGACGCTGGCATCGAGGCAGATAAGGTTGGCGTCGCGGTTAAAAGAGTTGCACTCCAAGATGCAGAAGAGTGTGTCTCATGTCAGGGCTAGAACCAGATAACACATGCAACATATGCTCCTGTGAGTTCGATATAGAGTCAGAGGGAGGCGTTCAGGGGTTCATAGGTATCCTACCCTTCTCTCTCTGTCCGATGTGCTACAGCGGGCTTATGGATATGTACGAGCAGTTACACGGAGATTCAAACGATGAAATTGATTCTGTATAATTGGACAGCCATACTGTCTATTAACTTAATTTTACAGGTATCGTACATCATATCCTCAGAGTGGGAATTATTTTTGAGAGTGGTGCTCAATAATGCTTGACGATAGTATCCCGGAGTCTTACCATGAGTATTGAGACATAGGTTTTCTCCCCTTGCTAGTTTGATCTACTAGCTTTTTCGGGCCCTTCGGGGCCTTTTTTTTCCACTACTAAAATAAAGGACGTACGATGTCTTTACTAGAAGAATCAAAAGTTTACAAGCCCTTTAAATATCCTTGGGCTGTTGAATACGCAGTGTCCCACGAGAAAGTTCACTGGGGTGAATGGGAAGCAAAACTGCAAGAGGATGTAGCACAGTGGCAGGGCGGCAAGCTCAATGCTCAAGAGAAACATCATATTACTCAAATACTTAAACTGTTTACGCAGTCAGATGTACAGGTTGGTACAAACTATCTCGAGCACTACATCCCCAAGTTCAAGAACAATGAGATTCGTGCAATGCTTACGTCCTTTGCAAACCGAGAGTTTGTACACCAAAGAAGCTACGCACTATTAAATGACACCCTCGGGTTACCCGAGTCAGAGTTTTCAGCTTTCCGCGAGTATCAGGCGATGGCTGAAAAAGTTGATTATATGTCAGCTATTGATATGCACAGTATGTCTAGCATTGCAAAAGCAATTGCGCGTAGCGTAATGAATGAAGGCATGAGTCTTTTTAGTGCGTTTGCAATGTTACTAAACTACCAAAGGTTTGGTAAAATGAGAGGTATGTGTGAGATCGTAGAGTGGTCTATCCGCGACGAATCTATGCACTGCGAAGGTATGGTTAAATTATTCCGGGAGTTTTGTGATGAACATCCAAGAATTGTTACGGACGATTTTAAGAAAGATATCTACGATATGTTCAGAGGTGCAGTCGCACTTGAAGACAAGGTTATCGATAATGCGTACGAAATGGGACAAGTTGAAGGCGTTACTGCAAAAGAAATTAAGCAGTACATCCGATACCTAGCGGATCGTCGTTTGATTATGCTCGGCTTGAAAGGTAACTGGAAGGTTAAAGAGAACCCGCTCCCGTGGCTCGATTGGATTATTAATGGGGCAAGTCACAAAAACTTTTTTGAGGGCACTGTGACGGACTACAATGCGAATGGGATGGTAGGTGAGTGGGGCTGGCCGGAGACTACTGAAAAAGTAGAGGAGGCCGCATGACGGACAAGCAAGTTAAGACAATGTTAGATAGGTTAAAGATTCATGCGGATGCCGCACGAGCAAATCCCTTGATAGGCGATGCTGAATTGCTTGACTCAGCACGTAAGATGATTTACGATCTACGGAACAAACTGAGATTCAGAAAACCGTATGATTGAGATTAAACCAACCGAAAAACAGATTAGTGAGGCCCGGAAAACTTCGGGTCAACTAATGAGCTTACAAGGAAGTATAACCCGAGGGGCAGGAAGCCCCGCAGGGGCTCTCGGTGAAATTATTGTACGCGATTACTTTGGATACACCCACACACCCAACCCTCACTTTGATCTTTATACACTGGAAGGGGTTACTATCGACGTAAAAACAAAACGTTGTACATCTA